AACACCATAATCTTTTAGACTATGAACTACTTCTTTTACTTCTTTAGTAAGCTGCACCTTTACCTCTCATAAATCCTACTATTATATCTCTTTTGCCCCACTCTAGTGGTTCGCTTTCATGTTCATGTATGCTGGTAAAAATAGTTAGACTTCCCTTTTTTCTCATCGTTGGGAAACTATGCCTAAAATTTTCTCTAACTTTCATTGTTTCTGGTAAGAAATTACTGTCCATAAATACATCAGGAACAGTATAACTTTCTACTATTTTTAAATCTCCACCACCATATTCTTCAGAGTGGCTCAATTGTATACTTAAACTTATTTTTCTTACTGTTTTAGCAGATATTGCTTGTAAGTTAGGTCTATGGTCACGATGAGGTCTAAAAAACATACCTTTTTCATCATATCTAACCATATTTATTTCATGCCATTTTCTATCTTGATGTAAATGAAACTTATATGACCTATCATTATATAAATTAACAGCTCGTATAAGTCTATCATAGTAAGGAAAAGTAATATTACTTCTCTTTTTACATTTTCTTATCTTTGTGTTATATCCTGAATACCTAGTTCCTGCTAGTTTCCAAGGCATATCCTCATTTATTTTATACAGACTATCACATTCTTCTTCGGTTAGAAAGTCTGGTATATGACCTACTATGTCATGTGTTTTATACTTACTCACTAATAATTTCATTATTGATAACTCCGTCTTGTAAGATTAGTTGATAAGCATGAGCCCATTTCACATCTTCTGCTATAATACAACTTATTGTATCATAACCTAGTTTTCTAGCAATAGTTAATCTTTGGTTGCCTGTATAGGCGAGGAGGGGATAGGATTTCAACCATGGGTGGTGATTTTTAACACCTCTTTGTGATGCATACCAATTAGGGTATGTATTAGGTATCACAATAATTGGGTCTAGTAATCCTACTTCATTGAATGATTTAACAAGAGATTTTTGCACTCTTTCGTGTCTGACTGCTCTACATATTAAAGATATCGCAGCGTCCATGGGAATGAAAGTTTCTTCTTTCAACTCCTCTGGTGTCATTAAATATGCAGTAATTTTATTACTATTCTTCGCTATTAACCTTCTCGGCTGTGGCTCTTCCAATTTCCTCCCTTGCTAATTTTCTAATTGTTTCTAATAATTGTGGGTAGCTTTCAAAGTTTTCTATATCCTTTGCTGGGTGAGCAATCTGCTCTAATTTATCTACCCTTTCTTCTAATTCTTCTAACCATTCTTCGTTTTCTTCGAAGCGGTCTTGTGCTGGTTCATTTTTCTCAAACCACTTTGAATGATTATTCATCACTCTCCGCCATTGCAACATATCCCAAAACTTACTGAGCATTACGAAATATCTCCTTTGCTTTCTCCCACTCGTTAATATTTTTACTTGGAATGGAGACTTCGAACACAAACCTTGGACTATCTCCTGTGTTTCTGTCTGCTAACCACTGCTCTCCTTCCATGCTACCTGCTAATACAGTCCAGCAGTTGTTCGACATTTGGTCTGGTATTTGTTTTCTTACACCATTGTCTACCCAATGTGTTACTCCAGCACCTTTATTATAAATAAATCTTATAAACTTTCTTTTCTTTAAATGACTATTGTTCCATGCTGTCCAACCCCATTTTATAGGTTGAACTGCTACTTCACTTATATACCAGTTAGAAGTATTTGTATTTAAATTTAATGCACCTCTAAATGCTTGAATACCATCGAATAACTCTTGTGAAGGATACCTTCCTGTGTAATCAATAGCATTTGTTCTATCTACAGTAGGAGTGGTCATTGCCATTTTATCTCTTAACCTTTTAAAAGATACATCTGGTGCTGGTTCTTTGTCATATGTTGCTACTTGTTTATAACAAAACATTGCTAAATAATGTAATTTAGCCCTTACTTGTTCATTGTTTAGTGTTATTTTCTCCATTGTTCAAATCCGCTGTCGTAACCTCTCGGTAATATACTACGACATCTTTGAGTTCTGTAATGTATCTTTTTAGTTCTTGCATATTGTATGCCATAGTTTCATAATCAGGTATGGTCATAGCAAGAAATACTAACTCCCCTTCTTGTTCTTCAATTATTTTGAACTGTTCTTCAAAGTTTTCTGGTGTAATTGTTAGCCATCTAACTTCTCTTAAATCTATTTCTCTCGGCATGATAGGTTGAACTATTGTTCTCTCTATCGGTTTTGCACTAACTTCTATCTGTTTAGTCGGGAGTAGGCTGCAGTTGGAGACCATCATCGAGGTCATCAACAATATTGCTGAGCTTTTCGATGTCTTCCATAATATGTTTTGTTCCATTGTTTATCTTCCTTTGCATCTCTACTGGGTCACCCATAATTTTTGCACTTAACTCGTAGTTTCTTATAAACTCAGAGTATCTGTTGAGTTCCCTTTGTGCCTGTTGACTTTTAACAGTCATTTCATTTAGTTGTTGTGTTTGTAAAGCAAAATCATTAGTCATTGTTTCTAATGCTTCTTGCTGGGTAGCAACTGCTCCCTCTAATGCTAGATTGTTTGCTTTCAGGGTGACATTCTCATTGTATAGCCAATATCCACCTAGTCCTAACACTATTATTATTCCTATCAAAAATTGATTCATAATTCTTGTATTCTGTAGTTTAGTCCTTCTGCTCCTCGGACTTCTACGACCTCTCCTTCTTCAGTCTTAAACTTTAGGTATTTTTCTTGTTTTGTGTAAAACTTGCGAACTATATAGGTTGTATCATCAGCGTCTCCGAATATAGCATTATAACTAACAGTTAACTTATATGTTGGAAACCACCAACGCATTAATTTATAATATAGTTCTTTCACTTCCAGTCCTTTCCACAGAACATATTACCTTCCGCTTCTCTTCTGCGAGTTAATCCTTCAAGCACTTTACCCCCTGCTTTATTCCATCTAAGCATTTGATTTGGTACTTCATCATACTCACCAGCGTTCAGCACTTTCAACATAGTGCTTGCATTTAGGTTTCCTCCACCTAAATTATATGTCCAACTAACTAAAGCATCAAATTGGTTTTGTTGAAGTGGTACTTTTACTGCTGTATTTACATAGTTTTCATACTCTTCCAACTCTACCTCTAGCATATGGTCAGCATGGCTTTCACTCCATTCATCTCCAGGCTGCACATCTTTTGTGTGTCCATAACCTATTGTCCATACACCTGCAGGGCATTTGTATGCTGTTAGCACACACCCTTCAAAATGTTTAATTAAATCAATTCCGTACTCTGATGTTTTCATTTGTTCTCCTTTGAGTGAGGGGTTTTCACTCGTGAGAAACACCCCTCGAAACCCTGACAGTATTAAGATAGAACAGTTATGCTTTGTGCCATCACACCTCCGAAACCTATGATGATTATAGTGTTCATCAGTAAGTCGCAAAGTGAACCGTCCTCACATATACTATCACGAACTTGCAATAACATTGCTTTCATTTTAATTTATCTCCAAGATTTTCCTCTTAGAATTTGGAGTTCGTGACAGAGTGATTGTCAGTAGTCCGTCTTGTAGATTAACTTCATCTACTTGTAAGTCAGCGTTAAGAATAAATCTTCGTTCAAAAGACTTTAGACTTAATCCTTGATGAACAAAGCGTTCATCTCCGACTAGTTTGTGTTCTTTCTTACCCTTTAACTGGAGTTCCTCGCCATCAGCGATTATCTCTAGTTCTTCTTTCTTCCAACCTGGCACAGCAATCTCTATACGATAATTACCTGCACTTTCGATTATATTATATCTAGGATAACTTGTCTCCGTGTATGTTGGGAGAGTTGGCATATCCAAACCAAGCCAAAATTTACTTAAATCTATACTCATTATTTTTCTCCATAATTCCTTTTCAGTAAATACTCGCATTGCCTCACGGTCAATGCACCAAAACGCAAGTGAAACCTATCACTTACATACTAATTATACTAAAATTTTAACCTTCTGTCAAGAACTATTTTTCGGAGTCATCGAAATTCAGTATTCCTTTCTCTTCCAAATAGTCTATCGTGCCTCTTATTCCAGTTTGTTTTCCTGCGATATAAGA